TAGTGTTTAAGTAAGGAGACACTTAATGTTTGTATTTTCTACTAAAAAAGCCACTGAGACTGGCAATCTTGAGGCAAATGCCGCTCAGTTTAACGAGCTTCAATTTGCCCGTAACTCCAGCGCCCAAGCGGCCGCTGATTTCATTGCTCGCACTCGAGCTCGCGGTGATGCGTCTAACGTGCCGGAACTGAACGCTACGAATGCAGTGGACGATATCCGTCGCCTTTACAAATCGTATGATCAGACTGTTCTGGCACAATTCGAGCCGAATACTGAGTTCACTTTGCTAAATGACCTGCTGCCGCTGTCTCGCTCTGTGCGCCTGGAGGAGTCTGTGTACGAGTACGCGCGCACCGGTGGCCGTGGCTGGGCTCACACTTCCATGTCAGGCCAGATTGGCGCGGCGCTGGATGCTAAGTCATACACGTTCGATGGCACAATGGTGCCGATTCACGACAGCGGCTTTAAGTTCAACTGGCGCGATCCGGTGTTCAACAAAGGCTCAGCTCTTTCATCCCTGGCTGATGCACAGTCTGGGTCTGTCGATGACGTTCGCCGCCAGTATGTTGATTACATGTGGAATGGCTTCCGTGATTCAGAGGGTAATTTCATCAAGTTTGATGATAAGACCTGGAAGGGCTTGCGCGGCGATGAACGTGTTGCCCAGGTGGCTTTGTCATTCAACTTTGCAACCAGCACGGATCCAAAGGCCATCCGCGCCAATGCGATCATCTTGCGTGATGTGCTGAAGCTGAAAAACTACCAATACGGCCAGCAGACATGGTATGTCTCCAGCGACATTATGTCCAACTGGGAACAATACTTCGATGTTAACTCCCTGCGCACCGTGCTGGAAGAAATCGCGAAACTGTCCGGCATCTCGGCCATCAAAGAAGACGCAGAGCTGACCGGCAACTCTATTCTGGTTGTTCCATTATCTGCTGGCGTTATTGCCCCAATCGTTGGCCAGGCATTCGGCACCGTTGCCGACCCTCGCCAGTTCTACAACTCTGATTACGTGTGGCGCACTTGGGGCGCTGCTGGCCTGATGGTTAAGCAAGACATCAACGGTCACTTCTCTGTTATCCACGCATCCAGCTAAGGAAAAATCATGGCACTTGTAAAAGTATTGGTAGCAAACCTGTTTGCCGGTGCCAGCTTCCAAAAGTTGGATGTTGGCGTGGTGTATGAAGTTGACGATGCGGTTGCAGAAAAGTGGATTGCCAGCGGTAAGGCTGAAAAGTCCTCTGATAAGAAAGGTGAGAAGCTGATCTTTGAGGTAGCCACGCCATCAGCGCCGGTTAGCGGTGGCAATGTCCTGCAAAGCCAACTCGATGATGCCCTGGGCCGAATCGACGAGCTAACAAAGGCAGCCGAAGACGCCGAAGCGGCACATGTCACAGCTATTGCAGAAGTCACTAAGCGAGCCGAAGACGCCGAAGCGGCACATGTCACAGCTATTGCAGAAGTCACTAAGCGAGCCGAAGACGCCGAAGCGGCACTGGCAGCAGCGACTAAAAAGGATAAGTAATCATGGCAGCCCAAATCACCATTGAGGACGTTAAGCCACTGATGGCCGAGTTGGGCTTCTCACTTCCTGATGCTCTGCTCTCGCTCATTTTGGAGCAGGCCAACCCGACTTCTGAATGCATGGACGGGGCGGGGTATTCAGACAGCCTGCAAAAGCTGCTGCTTATTTACGCCGTATCGCGTCTTGCCGCCCTGTCTGGTGCAAGAAAGATATCGTCACAGTCTGCACCTTCCGGCGCTTCCCGTTCATTCGCTTATGACTCTAAAGGCACTGATTACCTATACAAGCAGATTCAGGCTTGGGATACGAATGGGTGCCTTGGTGGCCTGCCTCTTGCCAGTAATGCAGTGGGATTCTTTGATGTGGTAGGGGGTTGCTGATGTGGATACCCGCAAAGCAGCGAATGCCTGAGTCATTCGTCCGTGTGTGGGTGATGACCGACACCGGGCGGCAGACTACCGGTTACGTGAAATCTGACGGCGAGTGGTTCATCAACTGCGAGAGAATCCGGGCGACTGGTGCGCAGGTTCTGAGGTGGAGGGGGTGAATATGGCGACTGTAATTAGTGCGTTAAATGTGACGGTAGTTTATCGCGTTGCTGGAGAGGTTAAAACTTTCAGCGATACAGTGGTTGCACCAATAGTAATTGACCGGTACTTGCAGCTGGAAAGCCACGATGCCATAGGGCTTTTCGTTCCAGTTGGTAAAGGACAGCAAGTCAATGCGTTGAATATCGAGTGGTTTGAGATTGAGCGCGTTACCGCGCCAAAGGAGTAACCAGTGTCGAATACGGCTAATTGGAGTTATACCGCTCCGTGCACCATCTGGCGCAACCTCGGATTCGCTGAGAATGGCGACTCCCTCGGTTGGTCAGAGCCCTTGATAATCATGTGTGACTACCAAGGTGGCCTGTCTGCAAAAATCGGAGATATCGGCACTGAAATCACCGTTAAAAACACATTCTGGAGTGAGTATTCAGAGGCAAAGCGCGGCGATTACATCCTGATTGGCCCATCGACTGAAGCAGACCCAATTAACGCTGGTGCGGATGAGGTGATGCAGGTTATCCGCTATGCCGACACCTTTGAGCGCACTGCCGACGACTACGCAATTCTGACCGGAGCTTGATATGGGCGTTAAAGTGAAGGGCGTGGACCAGTCAAAAGCCAAGCTGGACGCTCTGCTCGCAGATGTTCAGGGAAAGAAGGTTGTTCGCGCCGTGCAGTCAGCCTTGTTCATTATTGGGGCAGAGGCCGCAACGATGATTCCAAGAGATACCAGTACATTGGTTAACTCTCAGTATCGAGAGCTGAAGTTCATCGGAAGCCGTGTAAGTGGCCGGGTTGGATTCTCTGCCGATTATGCGCTTTATGTTCATGAGGCATCAGGAAAGCTGAAGGGCAAGCCAAGGTCTAGCGTGAAATCATTCAACACCATCGATGGCCGCACGGCGTTCGCCTCAGATAAAGGTAACTTCTGGGACCCATCCGGCGAACCGAAGTACCTTGAGAAAGGTGTAAGCAAAACCAAGAAACAGGTTGAGGCGGTTATCAAGAAGGAGCTAAGCCTATGACACCTCCAATGCACAAGCGGGTGCGCGATGTCTTCATGGATAATGGCCTGACCGATGGGCTCAGCATTCAGTTGCTGGTCTGGACTGACGACCCTAACGATAAGCGCCTGGCTAAAAGCTACATCGTGTTTCGGCCATCAGGCGGCTCAAATATCGATAAGAATATCGGCGGCGATCACTACGTGATGGTGGATATCATCTCCGCTAAAGGCGTTACCGAGTATCAGAAGGCAGACGATGCCGTTAACCGCATCATCGAGTTCGTTAAACAAAATCCATTGGTCAGCAAATGCCTCGGCCAGATAACCAACCTCGGCGGAATTCCAGCGCCTGTTCTCTCTACTGAGGGGCGGCTCGTTTACCGCCTCATGTTCGCCTGTCTCTACGGCGACTAAATATCTAATCCATCCATCAGGCTGCCATGTGCAGCCTTTTTTATTTGAGGTAAACCATGCAAGGTTGCGAATCATCATTTGACCGCCTAATCGGTCGAGCAAAAACGCTGGAGCTTGCCTACGGCTGCCCTGACGTAATGCCTACGGAGGCCGAGTGGAAACTGCTTGGCTTGCCGACTTCTGCCACCTGGGACGCCAATCCTAATTCTCTGACTTCTGATGCGGATGACGGTGGGTTCACTGCGACGATGATCTCCGATGCCGACCCAACTTACTCGATTGATGGGGAAGTGCGTATCAACGACCGTTCCGATGAGTTTGGCATTCAGGGCCTGATGAAATACTTCTTTGATGAAGTACGCGGCCGTCGTCAGCCTTCCCTGTGGATGCGATTCCATTGGGGCGACTTCTACCACGTCGGCTACATGAATATTACTGGCCTGAGTGATGGTGGTGGCGTTAAAGAAATCGTGACGTACAGCCTGGAGCTGAAACTGAACGATGGGCACTCATTCCAGATTGTCGAAGTTGACCCCGTGGTACCAGTAACCGACGTAACGCTAACCCCGGCAACATCAAGCGGCGCAGTTGGCTCTACTGTTCAACTAACCCCTAACTTCACGCCTAGTGATGCCACTGACAAAACAGGCGTTTGGAAAAGCTCAGATCCGACCAAGGCGACGGTTAGCGCAACAGGGTTAGTTAACCGCTTGGCTACCGGAACTGCCAGCATCACATTCACTACGAATGACGGCGCTAAGGTTGGCACCTCTGCGATCACCGTAACGGCGTAATTATCACAGCGGGCATTTTCGAGTGCCCGCGATGATAACTATTTGAGGGATGTATGACTCCTATTAAAGAGATCGGCGAGTGCCTGATAACTGATGGCGACATTGATTACTTCTTTCGTCCATCATTCGCTGCAATGATGCGAATCGGCGAGCCTGTCGACATTGTGCAGGCTTTTTACGATGTGCATATCGATGAACTAACGCCAGAATTGCAGAGGCTTGTAGAGGCTTACGGGCGCATTCCTGAATGGGCAATTTCATACGTTTCTGGCGCTTCATTGATAAAGACCGCTGCGCGTTCAGCTATTCGCATCCTCCAGGCTTGCTGCGACCAGGATATATCAAAATTGACGGGGGAGCTTAGGCCAAGCCGACGAGGCAAATCAGCGTTCGTCTACAAGCCGGGCAGCATGCCGGTGGCAGAGATGATCATCTGCGCTCAGTCGCTAATAACTCACGGTGTAATCGGCAAGGCCAAGGTTCGCCAGTTACAGCGTGATGAAAACAACGCCACGACGACAGAGTTTAAAGCTGTTGAATATATCAACTCTGCGCGCAATCACTTCCAGATGAGCCGGGCAGAAGCAGAGCAGCTAACAATGACTGAGTTCGCCATGCTGATTGCCAGTAAATATCCAGAGCAGAAGGGCTACACGCGGGAAGAGTACGACAAGACTGTTGATGATGTGTTTGCTGCGAGAGAACGGCGCCGGGCGAAAGAAAATAAAACTAACAGCCAATAGAGGTCATCATGAAGATATTTACAGCGGTCGTTCACCATAATGGCTTTTTTATAACAGCCGACACCCAGCATGAGTTCTGGGTGTTTTTAAGCAAATCACTCGGTTGGGGAAGGTTTGCTCTAATTCGCCCGTGCGGTGAATTCAGCCCCCGTGGAGGAATTTTTGAATTATCGGAAGTGCAGCTGGAGCAGCCGCAATCGCCTTCGATATTAATTCATTCGTCAAATGTGTTATGGCGCTTGCCGGAAGCTCTCGAAGTTTTGAAGCGACACTCACCTTCTCAGATTCCGGAAGATTGGAAAGAGAAATAAGATCCTCAATAGCTACAATAGTATCATTGTGCAGGCGAATGGTTTGAACTTTCAGGATTGCGCCTAGGCCGCCGTCATTGAGTAAAAAGTCTATACCATCATGGGTTATCGCACATGAATGACTGTTAAATAAGTAACCAATGCCTCCATATGTCTGGCTGACAATAAACGGATTTGAAACTAGGCCATGCATTTGAAGGTAAAGCATGCATGCCACAAAATGATCGTAATCATGGAATTTCTCGATTAATTCCTGCTCAGCCGCTTTTGAAAGCTGGAGTCATCAAAGGAAAAATTCAACTGTGTTCATATGAACATGGTTGCCACGGATAGCAAATTTCGTGATGTTATTTGCCTTCCCCTGAAAAAACTCAACGGCTGGTTATTCAGCATCAACCCTGAAAAGGTTCGCGCTGACATTCGTGACAAGCTGATCCAGTATCAAGAGGAGTGCTTCACCGTTCTACATGAGTACTGGACTAAGGGCGAAGTAAAGGCTAAGTCCAAAAAGACTACAACCGATGAAAGAACCCCGTTGCGTGACGCGGTTAATATGCTGGTAAGCAAAAAACACCTTATGTACCCGGAAGCCTACGCTTTGATTCACAAACGGTTTGACGTTCGTAGTATTGAGGATTTGACTACAGAGCAGATATCAATGGCAGTAGAGTATGTTCATAATGTGATTCTTGAGGGCGAGTTACTCAGCAAAGAGACAGGCCAGCTTAAATTGCCGCTTTCATATCCCATGAATTACTACGAGCAGTATAGCTGGATGCGCGGAATAGATGATCGAGCTCTGAGCGCGCCTTGGAGGTTTCCGGCGCAAATGCTGACCGCGAATAGCGATAACCCTAATCCGCTTGGGCGCATGCTCAGTGAGCTGAAAAGCATGGGGTGCGAGGTTGATGCGGCTTTGTTTCAGCTTCTTTCTCTCCAGCACCACTTGGAATCTATGCGTCAGAGGATTGGAGCTATCGAGCGAGCCATTCGTTAGAGTCTAATTGTCGCACAACATACCCAACCCGCTACGGCGGGTTTTTTTTATGCCCGGAGAAAAGCATGGCGCAGGAAAATTTAGGCGGACTCTATATTGAGATAGATCTTGATACCCAAAAGCTTATTTCCGGGGTTAGACAGGCAAATCAAGGACTGGATAGAGTCTCTGATGGGTTTGATAAAACAACAAAGTCGGTAAAAGAAGCTGAGGGGGCGATGTTTTCGTTCTCTAAAGTTGCTCAGACAGTTGCTGGCGCACTTACTGCCGGTGCTGTGATAAAGGCGGTTGATGACTGGGGGCAGATGGCGGCCAGGATCAAGATGTCGCTAAATTCCGTAGAGGGTGAAATAACTCGTTATGAGGAAATACAGAATCGATTCCTCGAAGTAAGCAACCGGAACGGTAAGGCCATTGAGACAACCCAGGCTTTGTACGCTGGTTCGGCAACATCAATGAAAGAGCTAGGGTATAACACAAACCAAACTGTTGATTACATAGAGTCTCTATCATCCACCTTCACAGCAAATGCCGCGAGCGCAATGCAAACTGAGTCAGCCATGAATGCCCTTAATAGAGCCATGGTGTCAGGAAAACTCAGTGGAAATGACTGGCACTCAGTGTTGAATGCGATCCCGTCATCGGTGAGCGATGTGGCCAAAGAGCTTTCAAGGCTACGTGGTGGTGTTGCAGTAACTGAGAACGAAGTTAAGCAGATGGCAATGAATGGCGGCATATCCATGAAGCTATTTGCTGATGCAATGATAAACGCCAAAGACGCTAATAATGAACTTGCTGACTCAATGGACAATACGATAGCTGACGGTTTTACAAAGCTTACTAACTCAGCAAAGGCGTATTACGGAGAGCTAAACCAGTCATATGGAGTCACTAGAACCGCAGCTGCTGGCTTTGCTGTTTTATCAAGCAACTTTGACAAGGTGGCAACGGCTGCGAATATCGCAGCATTGGTAGTTGGCGCTCGAATGGCTGGTGCATTTGCAGAGGCAACTAAAGCGAAAATAACTGGCATAGCATCGAGCGCTAAACAGGCAAAAGCTAATGCTGCGGTGGCTAAGTCAGCTGAATATGCAGCCAACGCCGCCAAGAGGAAGGCGATGGCAGATAAAGAGGCCGCTTTATCCTCACAGGCACTGGCGCAGGCTGAGTATAACGTTGCAAAAGGCAGCAATGCTGAAATGGTAGCGCTAAACAATCTGGTTGCCGCAAAAACGAGAAGTACAGAGGCGTCAATTGCTCTTACTTTGGCTGAAAGGGCTCAGTCTGTTGCTTCTGTCCAAGCTGCGGCGGCGGCAAGAGCTGCCTCTGTTAGCTTCGGACTTGCTAAATCTGCTCTTTCATTAATTGGCGGGCCAGCTGGAGCGGCAATGTTGGCTGCCTCAGCAATATTCTATTTTTGGCAAAAGTCACAACAAGCAAAACAAGAAGCCCTCGCATTTGCTGATAGCTTAGACACATTAAATGAGTCAATGAAATCAATGAGCAACACGCAGCTCAGGGGTTCAATAGCTGATGCACAAGAATCAATAAGGGCGCAGGCCGATGAAATAAAATCTCTTGAGTCAGAAGTATTTGAGCTACAGCGTCGTTACAGTAGTTTCACTGATGAATCTAGGGCGGTTGCCACCGCGCACGGATCGTTGACTAGTTATGCTGAGGCTCAGGAGGAGGTATATATTGAGCTTGGCAAGAAGACTCGCGATCTGGCAAATGCTCGAGATAAATTAACGAACACTGAAGAAGCAGCATCTGAAATGAGTCGCAGGCTAAACAATAGCATGCTGGCATCAATGGGGGTTCATGATCAGTTAATTGAAAAAGGCACATCCTTGGAGAGGGTTCAAGGTGCTGTAGCTAAGGCATTTGGTAATACTGCCGACGAAATAAATAGAGCAAATCAAGCGGGTCAGAAATACAGCCCATCATCCCTACAAGTCTCTCCAGCTACCGAAGATGGTGACAAGTACATTGCTAACTTGGAAGAGCAGAATAAGTTACTCGGCATCAAGGATGAGAGGCTAAGGGCTGTAACAAAAGCTGAGCTAGATGAACAGAAAGTCACAGATAACCCCAATCAGATTTCTGCGGCGGGTAGGTTGGCAGGCAAAAACTTTGACCTGCAAAAAGCAGAAGAAAACAGAAGGAAAGCTCAGCAGGAAAGCGAGTCTCAAGACAAGAGATCTGCAGCTAGCGCTGATTCTGTAGCCCAGAAGCTGGAGAGCCTAAGAAGACAATCGGAGCTTGCAGCAGATTCTGTAAATGAGCTAAGCAGAGCTCAAGCCATTCAGAGAGCAAAGGATTCAATCGGTAAATCTGCCGACCCTGAAGACATAAAACAGGCAGGAGAGTATGCAGCCATAGCATGGGATACTGCCAACGCCCTCAAGGCGCAAGCCGCAGCCGAGAAGCTAATCCCCGAGAAGCAGGAGCAGACCCGTTACAGCCAAGAGTCGAAAGACCTGAAGGTTGCTTTAACTGGTAACAAAATAACCCGCGATGAGTATAACGCGGCTGTTGAGAGAGCAGAGCAGCAACACCAGGCTAACTTGGCTCAAATACGCTCTGATGCCGTTGTTAGCCCTGTAGCTGAAAGTCGCGGCCAGATTGACCCCATCCAAGCGCTAGCAAACGAGAACGCCCAAAAGCTAAAACTGATGCAGGAGTATCAGGCGCAAGAGCAAGCGATTCTCAAACAGTCTTATGATGCGGGTTATCTAACATATCAGCAATTTACTGACGCCAAGGCCGCAACTGATTCCCAATACTTGATGTTGAAAACAGCGCAGGATAAGCAGTATCAAGAGCAGCAAACGGCGGCGCAATGGCAGCTATTAAGCCAGCAGGGATTAGGTTACGACATGCTGACAAATGCTGTTGATGCCTTCGCTGGTAATGCATCTAATGCCCTTACCGGCCTGCTAACTGGCTCAATGTCAGTAGAAGATGCGATGCGCTCCCTTGGCTCTACGATGCTTAACAGCGTTGTAAACTCGCTAGTTCAAGTTGGTGTTGAGGCGCTAAAGAACTTCATCATTACTGAAACTATAGGTAAGGCAGGTCAAGCCTCTGCGGCGGCTGCCGCTGTAGCGGGTGGTTCTGCGGCTCTGGCTGCATGGACTCCAGCGGCAATTGCGGCATCTATTGCAACTGGAGGTACGGCATCAGCTACTGGTCTTACTGCATACCAAACAGCTCAGGCCGGTGGGCTGGCAATGTCCGTATTGGGCGCTCGTAAAAACGGTGGCCCGGTGTCGGCTAATTCTTTGTACCGAGTTGGTGAAGGTGGCGCACCAGAGATTTACCAGGCCAGCACCGGTAAGCAATACATGATCCAGGGCGACAGAGGCAAGGTGATTAGCAATAAGGAAATGCAGGGCGGCGGTGGAATAAATGTCAGCATTAATGTGCAGAACACCAACGGCTCATTCTTTGATGCCCAAGCATCGAGTGACGGAAAAGGCGGCGTTACTGTCGACATGATAATCGCTGATATCCAAAGCGGTGGCCAGATAAGCAACAGCATAACCAACAACTTCAACGTTAAGCGCCGAGCATACGGCCAATAACCAGCCCTCTAAATGAGGGCTTTTTTATGCCTGGAGGAACTGTGGCAATAGATTATCCGGCTTGGCTGCCGCTGGCACAGAAGGCCAACAAGGCCATGACATTAGATACGAGTTTCCGCAGCGCTCAGCCAGCAGTTGGACCAGTAGTGTTTCAGCCGCTCACTGATGACATGAAAGTCACCTGGTCGCTGACGTGGATTTTCACGCTGGCGCAGGAGCGGGTATTCATGCAGTGGCTGCGCAGCCCGAGGTATCTCAATAATGGCAGCCAGTGGTTCAACATGCGCGTCAACTTGGGTGGCAGCGGCTTGCAGATGCAGACGCTTCACTTCACGCAGATGCCAGTCCAGTCGAGCATTAACGGCAGCATTGTGACGTGGACTGGCACTGTTATAGCGAACAAGCTTAACAACGATGACGATCAGTTTGATGACCTTATTGTTGAGTTGGGGCCAGACGGCGGTGGCTGGCTGGATGTGTCAATTAACCGAGTGATGCCGGAGGCGTAATGCCGACTTTAGCAGAGTACCAGCAGAAATTACCGAACAGAGAAATGTACGACACAATGACATTTAGCCACCCGTCATTTGGCGACATCCGCCTTGTTAATCGCCAATATTTCCCGAAAACATTGGGCGGTATCGAATACACGCCTGCTGGATTTGAAATCGATGAGAGTCAGCAGACAGGAACGCCGGTAATCGACGCGACTATCAAGTTTGGCCGCGTGCAAAACGACTTTAAGAAGCAGCTCAAGCTGTGGAAAGGAGGGTCGAGGCTAGAGCCCATTACAGCCACACGCCGCCTGTTCGACTCGGCAGACCGAAACACAGCAGTCAAAGAGTGGACGCTGTTCGTTAAAAGTGTCGATATGGATGCAGATAACGTCTCTTGTGTCTTATCAGTAACGAACCCGCTCAATAACAACATTGGACGCTTATATGACCCCACCGAATGGACTGGACTACAAAACATCTAGAGAGGCGTTTATTAGCCGTATGATCGGCATTCCGTGGGCTAACCGGGCGTGTAGTTTTGATGCTGCTGATTGCTGGGGTCTGGTTGTGCTGTTCTACCGCCACGTGCTGGGGCTGGATATTCATCACACCGCTGATTACGAAGCTGGCAAAGAATTCGTTACCTGCTTCGACGGTGACGTGGTTTTTTGGAGTTCGGTGGATCACCCGGTTGATAATGGGATTTTTGTCGGCTATATCGGCAGCCATCCGGCTCACGTTGGCATTGTGATCGGCGACAGTGCATTTCATAGTCGTGGCGAATGCGGCTCTGTAAAGGTCGATACGCTTCGCGCTATTGAGCGTAAATTCACGCGAGTGGAGTTCTATAAATATGCCAGTGATTGAACTACAGCGCTTCCCAGGAACGCCTAAAGAATACATCGAGGTGCCAGTAGGCACCTTTTTTTATGCCTGGATTTCAGAGCAAGTGCTGCATGCTGACGTGGTGATTAAGCGCAACGGCATCACTTTACTGCCAGATGACGAGCTTAATTTCCCACTTGAAGAGATGGACAGGATCCAGGTATTCGACCAGCCAAAAGGGGTTATTGGCGACATACTGAGCCCGATATTTAAAGTTGTCGGACAAGTGTTTTCTTTCCTTGCGCCAAAGCCCGGCGTTGGTGCGCAGGCTGGTACAGCAGAAGAATCACCAAACAATAAGCTGACCGGGCAGACAAACATTGCTCGATTGTATAAGGCCCGCCCCGACATTTACGGCCAGGTGCGGTGCTTTCCGGATCTGATTCAAGAGTCCCTCTTTGAGTACCAGGACAACTTGAAGTACGTGACAGAATTTATGAATGTCGGAATTGGTAAGTATTCCCGCGAGTCTGTTCGTTACTCTGAGTCCAACTTAGGCAGCATGGCCGGTGCCAGCTTTAGGTTTCATGAGCCTGGCGAAGTGATACCGCTGATCAATGAGGGATATGGGTTTGATGACGTAGACGGGCAGGAATTGCCGGGGCCAAATGAGTCAGAAGATTTTCCGGTCGAGAGTGCAACGGCTAACACTGTAATTAGCGGTGTATATGCGGCAGGTCAGATATCAATGAAAATAGTCAAGCAAGATGAGTTTGATTATTTTATCGATCTTTCATCTCCACACTCAATAAACATCAAAATCAATGTTAGCTACATTTCATCGTCTGGGATTGTGACAAAAAATATTTCAGTAGATGCAAATATGTTCAATACGGAAAAAACCAGTGATGGAAATGGAGAATATTACGAGTTTTATTTCGACCAGCTTGGCGGGGGTGATATCGGAAGTCTGCCAGCAGATGTCACGATAAATAATACACTGTTCGTAATGAACGATAATGAAACATTGGTAATTGGTCCCGTATTTTCTCCCGTTCCTGCTGATGAGTATTGGATTCATGCGCAGGCTCAATTAGGAAATGGCGATTACGCAAGGTTTGACGTTAGATATTGGAAGGTGGATGATTCAAATAATCCAATATCCGGTTTTTATGTGATAAATCTCGGTTTAAATAACGATGACGGCATGAGTAAAACGAAATACTCAACATTCAAAATAAAGCCTGAACAGGGGGCTGGAAGATACGCAATAACATTTACAAGGACAAATAACAGCCGTGACAGCTCTATTCTAAAAATAGAGGAAGTGCATGCTGTAAGGAACTTGGTCAACGTTTCTCACGCTAATGACACACTAGTTAGCGTAAAAGTTAGGGCCACTTCAAATGCCCTGGGTAGCCGGGAGCGTAAATATAACTTACTGGCCACGCGCCATACGATCAGTTACGACCTAACTTCTCGTTCAATAGATTATCGCCTGCGCCCATCTCGTTCGTTTGCCGATGCCGTTCTGCATACCTGGGTAGTAATGGGTGGGCAGAGTGAAAGAACAATCGACCTCTATCAGCTCTACTCAATTCAGCAAAATCTTGCAGATCAGCGCCTGGGGTATTTCGACTACACATTTGATGATGAAGACGACTCTCTGGGGGCAAGAATACAGACGATATGCAACGCTGCATCCGTGTATTGCTACTGGGATGATGGTGTGATGACCTTCACGCGTGATGAGAGAGTGGCGTATCCATCGGCGGTGTTTAACCGGGCTAATATTATGCCGGATGAATACAAAATCAGTTATGACATGAGCATGCCTGGGGGATATGACGGCGTTAGTGTTGAGTATGTTGATCCCGTAAAAAATACCAAGACCTCAATTCATTATCGAGTATTGAACGGCCAGATAATTGAGCAGGAGGCACAGAACCCAAACAAGATAACCCTCACTGGGTGCCGCAATGAATACCAGGCCAGAGATAGGGCTATTAAAGAAGCTCGTCGTTTAATTTACTCAAGAGTAAAAATGACGGCCAGAGTATTCGAAGATAGCAATATTCAGTTCGGATCTGTTGTTAAGTTAACGGATATTTTCGACCCAGATCAGCAGCAAGGTTATTTGGTTGGCAGGAATGGAAATCTATTTGATACAAACGAGGCGATTACAATAAGCGATAACTCACTTGTTGTGATTACTGATTCCATTGGAAAGCCAACACAATTAACAAAAGCAAACGCAAGAAATGACACTCGATTCGGGTTCTCAGCAGATCTGCCTCAAGTGCCATTAAATATCTGGAATGGGAGTGATATCCAATTGCCATCAAGATTTATAATTTGCAGTAATGAAGAGCATAAATCCGCACTCTGGAGAGTCGCTGGAATAAAACCAAACAGTGACGGAACCACTTCACTTACGCTATCAGAATATAGCGACGATATTTATAATTACGGAGTTACGTAATAAATGGCGACGACCCCAACTAAAAACCCAATCCCAAGCGATTCGTTTGTTGATGCTAGATTTAATATTGAGAAAGTTGACGAAGTTATATCTTCTGATGCGCTTTCTTATGATGATAGATTCGGAGTTAAGCGGCTAACGATTAATGGCGTAAGGGCAATGTTTGCAGCTCTAAGCAAAACTTACGATACTGCTGAATTAGCTACTTCCGCAATCACATCCGGTGAAATACCGCCAAATGCTTATTTTTGGATTAGAAATGTTGATGATAATTTAGTTGCGTCGGAATTTCAGAATCTGCCGTCTGGGATTTCTTCAACAGGGAAGCAAGTCCAGTCAAAGTTTTATTACGACAAGTTAAGAGACAATGTAACATCCAGCGAAAAAGATATAGATGCAATAAATAACAGAATAGTTATCGCTCCAGTTGACGCAAGGAAAGTCCCTCTGTGGGTTGATGATGCTGATAATGTCGGGGTTTCGCTAATTAATGGCGATATTGATGCAAAGGGAGCGGGTAATAATCTAACAACAGATATTCGCAATAGTCTTGGTGTGGATTATCCAGTCATTATTGACAGTAGCAAAATGGTTCCAATAGTTTGGGATGCGCAAGATAACGTCGCAATATGGCTATCAGATGGTGGTCTGGATGCGGTGCGATTTGGCCCCAATCTAAGTAAATTCCTGGGTGGCTCTGCGCCGTATAGCTCAGCCAGCACTCTGTGGCGCTGGCGATCGAAGCGCGCTAAGTTCAAGTTCAATGCTAACGAGAGCTTGTCCGTAATCACCACCGGGGACAGTTGGGCAGAGCAGCGGCCCATTAGCCAAGCGCTGGCTGATTTCCTTTATCGGGACTTTGGGAAAAAGGGGCACGGATGGATTCCGTTCGGCATTAAGTCATCAAACGCTATTAACACTGTGCAGATAACTAATACTGGCTGGACGCTGTATGACGCCGATATCGATCGCAACAATGGCACTCCGCCGCCGTACGGAACTGGGATAGACGGAACTGCGATTTATACAACTGGAACAGCCGCAACGCTCTCTTTCTCAGTTGAGTTATCTCAAGTGCGCATTCATTACTACGACGGCAGCGGATCATTTAATTACAGCGTTGATGGTGGTGCGCCGCAGACTGTAACTGGCGGCAACACGGGAGCAGACAAAAGCCTGGTAATCAGTGGCCTGCCCCTGGCGGTACATTCAATCAGCATCAATACAGTGGGGAATTCAGGCGTTGTCTGCCTGTACGGCGCTAACGCTACATCAAACGCCACGGGTGGTGCAACGCTCTATCAGTGCGGGAACGGTGGAACAGTAACGCCGAACTGGAAAAACATTCTCAAATACATCCCGACTTACGTTGCCGAGTTTAATCCTGATGTTGTTGTCATATTTACTGGCACCAATGAAGTGAGAACTTCACAAACAGTAGCGAATTATGAGGCTGGGTTAACTGATCTTGTGCAGGCATATAAAAATGCAAGTCCAACCGTGGGGATTATATTGTCATTTGCGACACAATCTGGCGCGAGCGGTACAACATCATTTGCTGACTTTTTGGCAGCATGCAAGCGTGTGGCGGCATCTACTAACTCTGAATACATCAGCGGATATGATTTGTTTTCAAAAGACTTTAAAGAGTCGCAGGACGCAGGTTTATTTGTTGATAGCTTGCACTTAAATCAAATTGGCGGCTACATGCTATCTGAAACTATTTATCAAAAAATGTTGGCAGGGGAAAAACTATGAGATTGCGTGGAATAACTTTGCCAGGCACTGGCTATCCAAAATTGAGTGATTTCAGTGCGCCAGTAATGAAACTACCTTATGCGGGCAATTTAATAGGCGCTTATTTTGTCGGGAATGGGGCGGGGAACCGACTGGCTAATTATGCAAACAGTTCAAAGCCCCTGACAGAAATTGGTACGCCCTACGCACGCACTAATTTCTCTCGTTGTGATAAAAACAATTGCTATGACACGGGGATAATTCCAACTGACAAAATGACAATATTTGTTGTTGCCAGAGCAAATCAAACTGAATTGTCATCACTAGCTGTATCAAATTACAATTCAGTGGATGGGGACGGTATTGATATAAGCATTCAAAGACTGTCTGCGTATGGTCGGGTGGGAACATCTTCAGGGCAAATTATACAGGGAGCAGTTAATGCAAATATATCTGCGTTGGGGGGGCGTAACTTCATTTCTGGGTTAGCTAGCTGGGGTGGTGTAGGCATTAGCGTTGCTGCATACAACAATCCAGCAACTGATTTAATTCAAGCCTCATCTGTTTATCCTACGCGATATATAGCACAAAGAAGCCTGCTCATCGGTGGTAATTATTCACCCGCGTCGCTAACTGGAGAAGTCGATGTGTCGTGTGTTTTAATTTACAACGAAAACGTCAGTCCTGCTAACCAGCGCTTTATCCTCGCTTATCTGAACAACACGTTTGCTCCGCAGTGGGGGTTGTAAGCCATAAACAAAAAAGCCCATGTCTTTGCTTCAGAAGGGGATGATCTGATGGACTGCCAGGGATGGCGGGATGATGGGGCGGGATTGGGGCTAGAAGGATAATTAATGATACTCAACATTAACCAAGTTTGCACAAGTTGGGGCGTGTGAGCGGCCTGTTGCGCGGTATCTTGTTGGTTTACAAGCTAGTTCTAGGAACTTCTAAGCCGTAGGTCACAGGTTCGAGCCCTGTAGGGCGTACCATTTTTAGGTTACGCAAGCTAAAATCCAATCTAATCACCTGTTATAATTTAAATAATTAAGAAATTAAATTTTTTAGTTTCTTGTCAATACAAGTCAGCTATATATTGCGCATGCAGTATCAATCATTACTATGTAACTCTCATTCTGAGTATATAAAATAACTCTGCAAAATTATAACCTGACTCTAATCCTCTGAATGAGGCCAGCCTTTTAACACCATCTATTGAAATTAATGAGTTGGGCGCTTCAGAAAGCTGAGTTCGGTATTTATCTAATAATCTGATCTTTGATTGCATTTGTTCAGTGATGTTTATATAAAGTTTGCCGTTATTCGATAAAAAGCTAGAGGACTCGCCCCAGCCTGCTGGGGGATATTCATAAGCAGCAATTAGCTTTATATTATTGCTATTAGACTTTGTTGGTCGTGTAGCTGCAAGACAGCAATCATAGACTAATTTGTGTTCTTGGTGGAATGACGGGAGAGGTATAAAAATAACATCAGGGCTGATGTCATAAATTAAAGCATCTATATCAGAAACTAATTTATGTTTACTTGAAGAGGATAAATCAAACTCTTCATTATCATGGATGGCATTAAATACTGAAAAATCAACGCCCACTGAATTCATTGAAGCTGTTAATTCGTCCAAACGTTGATGAGAAGAAACATACTCCCGGGTTCTGGTGTGCCATTCACCTTTTACGACAGCAACAGCAACATGAACTTTAATCCCTTCCTGTTTTGCTCTGGCTATAATGCCTCCACATCCAAGTTCGGCATCATCTGCGTGCGGACTAATGATTAACCATTGTTTAGTATTAAATAAATCGATCATCTTTAATGAACCCCAGCCATTTTCAAAACAACTACAGGTGTTTTTAAAAATATAATCATATTGAGTAATGGGCCGCCTTTAGTTGCATATAATCTATCTAATGCAACTCTCCGGTTATAGCCAATATCATCTCGGCCTGATACTTGCCATAAACCTGTAATACCAGGGCGGGTCGAAGTATAATGTCGGTAGCTTTTTCCATAACGATGTATCTCATATTCAGATATAGGTCTAGGCCCAACAATTGACATATCACCGATAATAACATTTAAGAACTGAGGTATTTCATCTAAGCTTGTTCGTCTAATAAAAGAACCTATTTTTGTAACCCTAGGGTCATTTTCCATATGCCCTTTTTCTAACAGTCCGGCGTTAACACATTTTCTTTCTTCTTGGGTTAAGCTTTCTATTGATCTCATAGAGGTAAACTTAAGACAATTAAATGTTTTACCATTTAGACCAATTCTTTTGCTTTTATATATTGGACTGACACCTGAGATAAACAACAAAGTGTAAATTATCAAAATAATGGGAGATATAAAAATAAGTAATAAAAGTGAAATTGTTATGTCCATGCATCTACCGATTATCATAATGGCACTTCCTTTTTGATTGGTATTTTTTGGTAAATTTTTGTAATTAAATGTTATTTAGAGGGTATGTTAGGTAATTAAAGCCGTCAAGTATAGAGTGAGGAGATTGAGCAGGATATATGCGATTTTTTAAGATATAGAAGGATAGATAGAAGAGGTTAGACATATAAACTTAAGTTATAAGGTGTTTTTTTTAATCGCTTTAGTTATTATTCCAGCTCCTGGAGATAAAGAATGATTATCGTTTTGGCTATGATTGAATGCACCCGGGGGGAGGAGCAGGCATGAACTTTTCAGAAAGACTAGACTTGGCCATGAAACAAGCATGTGTTACTCAGGGTGGCTTGGCAAAAGCAGTAAATATGGCTCAATCAAGCATTAATAAGTTGCTGAATGGCGCCCATGGTTCGAGGAAATCAGTCAGCATTGCCCAAGTCTTGGGCGTGCGGCCCGAGTGGTTGGCGACAGGCATTGGGCCGATGCGAGAGGGGGAGATTGCGCTGATTGAACCTGCCAACCATCGCTTACCCGGAGATGATATTTTCCGTGTTGATGTTTTGGATGTGTCTGTCAGTGCTGGCCCTGGTGTCACCAGCAAAGAATTTATCGAAGTGCTGCGCTCTGTCGAGTATCGCCTGGAAGAGGCGGCAAGAATGTTTGGTAACCGTAGTGCAGAGCAGATGCGCATTATCAATGTCCGCGGCGACAGTATGTCTGGCACCATAGAGCCCGGAGATTTGCTGTTTGTTGATATCAGTGTGACGGGGTTTGATGGTGATGGTATCTACGCCTTTTTATACGATGACACCTCCCATGTTAAGCGGCTGCAAAAGATGAAAGATAAGCTGTTGGTGATCTCCGATAACAAGACCTATGCCCCTTGGGAGCCGATAGAGCGCGAAGAGATGAACCGTGTCGTTATCTTTGGCAAGGTTATCGGCAGTATGCCGCAAAATTACCGTCGATATGGCTAGTGACTAATAGCTAGCCATATAAGCGCTTTATCTCTCTGAAAAAGCTTATTAAAAATCCGGCCATCGTGCCGGTTTTTTTATGCGATTTATAACTGCCTGTTAAAATAATCACTAAAGCGATTGATCTATTTAATCGCTTTAGCTATTGTTTGTTTATCGAAGCGCAATACTGTTTCGAACTGCTCTTTAACAATCTTATTGGCGACTGATTCGGTCGCGGCAAAGCTCACTAGAGGAGATTTCTAGATGAACGCAAAAGAACGTAAGAAATTAGTGCGTGCTGTAGCGCACCGAAAAAGCCAAGCCAGAGATGCCTTATTAGAGAAGAATATCGTGCTTGCTCTTACAGGCTGTTCCGCACGTGTTTATAAGGCAATTAATACCACACCAAAGCGTAAGCTATAGCACTGGTTAATGATTATCTTAGCTAAACATTATTGCCAATAAGATTTTCTGATCTATTAATATCCTTTTAATCCCCCAACAATACCGCAAGTTTTGGCTTGTGGCGATTCACTACATCTGGAGTTTACCTAATGGCCGATCCTATTGTTCCTAAAGTTGTTATTAGTATGCCAGCTCAGTTGTTTACACTGGCTAATTCATTTAGTGCTGCCAAAAATGGGCGCATTTATATTGGTAAAGTAGATAGCGACCCCAGTATTGCCAGTAACCAAATTCAGGTTTATATCCAAGGCACCGGTAGTGTGGCACCGGTCGTTCAGCCAATCAGTATTAATGCGGGTGGTTACCCAGTTTCTGCTGGGCAAATTGCTAAATTCGTCACAACTGAAGCCCATAGTCTGGCGGTGTATGACGAGCAAGGTGTGCGGCAGTTCTATTTCCCTAATGTGCTGAAATATGATCCAGACCAATTAAATATTAGCTTGGGCCAAGCAGATGGAGCAGGGCGAATTGGCGCTCCAGATTATAAAAATTCACCTTCAACGGTACTGGCCGAGTTAGGCACCCGTGATTATGTGGTGGACTCTGTTGCTGATATTGCTAATGTTAAAGTGCAGGTTAAGAGCATCACTGTGCGAGATGAGTTCACGGGGGGCAAGTTCCTACGTGCTGACCGTTCAATGATTTCTGAGTCTTGGTTGCCGGATGGCAAGATGGTGATCCGCGATGGCCTTGGTCAGCTCTGGGCTCGTGTGATTGATGGCGGTGTCGATCCTGAGTGGTTTGGTGCTTTACCTGAATACTTTAATGCGGCCGGGCAGTGGGTTAATCGCAATGTCGATAACCAAAAAGCTTTTCAAGCAGCATCGGATTGGTGTACTGGCCGCGCCAGAAAGAATTACGGGAATTGGCAACTACCAGCAATGACCTTAAAGTGCAAACCTGGCCGCCGCTATGGTTTAGGTAATACCTGGTCACGCTCAACGTCTATTTTATTTGAAGGTAATAGCGTTCAGCTATATGCCACCGAAGGGTTCAATACTAGCGAAGATAACCCGAAGCCACTCACGCTACTGCAGAATGTCGAAAGTGGAAATATGAATCGGGCAAACTTTATTAATATGTCACGTGACTTTGAATTGTATAACTCAAGTCCTTTGGTTCTCGGCAATAGTATCAATAAAGGGGTTATTCTGGAGCTGTTTGATGGTCCCGGCGATGTTAATGATGATCGTAATTCCCGGCATACTATTCAGAATGCCAGGTATTATTATGGTTTCCGGGGAACAGAGTTTCGTAACCGCGCTTACCTGATAACACATAGCAACTGCTTCTACTCTGGTAATACGAATCATATATGGTCGCCTACTGGCACTAAGGATTCCGGAGAAAACATTACCTTTACCGAGTCCACATTTACCAATGGTGGATCTTTATCCATGCAAGCTGGTAATTTTAATTTTTATGCTTGTTCCTTTGATTATTTAAAAGTTCCATTTATTGTTGGTAGTGGTGATATTAGTGTCTATGGTGGTCATGTAGAGACCGCTCGTGATAATATTAATCCACGTGTTCTTATGACCGACGGGCTGGGAGCATTACGATTCCATGGAACCACTGTTTACGGCACCTGGGGCTCCGCGCAGGCTCCTTGTTTTATCCTCGATACCGGTAGCGATGCTTATAGTAATATTGCTCGGGTAACATTTAATAACGTTAACTTCGAAAATATGGCCGGATTCACAGACGGGTTCCACACAGGTCTAGGGTTAGTTGATTATATTAACTGTAGGAACAAGGTTCAGGGTAATATTAACAAGCTTAATTCTCTTGATGGCCCTTCTAATCGAATGGGGCATTTTCAGTCAGGTAATAATCCTCGTGCTTATTTGGTTGATAATTTTAGTAATCAAATTACCCAAGGGTCTGCCTTTGAGACTGCGATGGTGAGCACTTCGGGCTTTACCGGAAAAGCTCTCAGTATTAAAAAGACGCGAGCCGTCAGCAGTGGTTCACAAGTCCTATACATTCCTTTCCCTATGGGAGAAGGGCGCTACCCTTATTTGGACATTAGTGCATCTGTTGATGTTAGTTGCCGTCTCCCGCTAGCAATATCTTATGCGGCTAGCTTGCTGCCGGTCTCTTTCGAAACGAATAAACTGGTTAACGCTTTTGCTGATAATATCCGTCCTACCAAATACTATGGTGCGAGCAATTTGGTTGGGGGTAATAAACAAGTCATTATGGCTATATTCGGTAATGCGGTAGACTTACAGAACCCTGGAGTTGGGCCATCAATGACTAACTATAAAGGATTTAACTATATGTTGTTAGGTATTGACCTAGCGGCTCTACCCGTGGGTGCAACAATTACTATTGGTGATATTAACTTTAATTACATGTAAATAAATTAGTCTTGAGTGATCTTTGTTTTTTAATTAAATAATGCCGCAAGCTTTTGACTTGTGGCGATTCACTACATCTGGAGTTTACCTAATGGCCGATCCTATTATTCCTAAAGTTGTTATTAGTATGCCAGCTCAGTTGTTTACACTGGCTAATTCATTTAGTGCTGCCAAAAATGGGCGCATTTATATTGGTAAAGTAGATAGCGACCCCAGTATTGCCAGTAACCAAATTCAGGTTTATATCCAAGGCACCGGTAGACGAGCAAGGTGTGCGGCAGTTCTATTTCCCTAATGTGCTGAAATATGATCCAGACCAATTAAATATTAGCTTGGGCCAAGCAGATGGAGCAGGGCGAATTGGCGCTCCAGATTATAAAAATTCACCTTCAACGGTACTGGCCGAGTTAGGCACCCGTGATTATGTGGTGGACTCTGTTGCTGATATTGCTAATGTTAAAGTGCAGGTTAAGAGCATCACTGTGCGAGATGAGTTCACGGGGGGCAAGTTCCTACGTGCTGACCGTTCAATGATTTCTGAGTCTTGGTTGCCGGATGGCAAGATGGTGATCCGCGATGGCCTTGGTCAGCTCTGGGCTCGTGTGATTGATGGCGGTGTCGATCCTGAGTGGTTTGGTGCTTTACCTGAATACTTTAATGCGGCCGGGCAGTGGGTTAATCGCAATGTCGATAACCAAAAAGCTTTTCAAGCAGCATCGGATTGGTGTACTGGCCGCGCCAGAAAGAATTACGGGAATTGGCAACTACCAGCA